CAACGACCTGATCAACGTCGACTGGGTTGTTTACATCCCTGATAGTTCGGTGACGATCGGCGTGGATGATCAGATCACGTTACCTGCCCCTGTGTCGGGGGTGCGACCCATTGTGAGGGTGAACACGAAACGCGACCCGGCCGGCCAAGTGGGGGTCGTTGTTTACGTTGGTGCTCGGTCAAAGCGAGGGGGCTAGTTATGGGTGATTCCTCGATACGTATTGAGGGCATCGAAGATGTTCGCCGGTTGATTAAAAAAGGCAACCAGATTGTGTTACACGCTGCCCGAGTGGCGGTGAGCGACGCGACTGGTGAGGTCGCTGACAAGGCAGACAACCTCGCACCTGAGGATTCCACCGATTTGCGTAGTTCGCAAACCATCAACTGGCCGTCCCATACGAGCGACGACCCGACTGGTGAAATCGCTTACGGCGGGCCGTCAGCCCCGTACGCTGTGGTTCAGCACGAAAACCTTGACCTGTGGCACCCACCTAAACCACCCGGCAACAAAGACGGCCACGTCGGTGACGGCCCGACCTCACCGGGTACCGCTGGGTCACCTAAGTACCTTGAGTTTCCACTCATGGAAATGCGTAAAACCTTCGACGATAAAATCGTTGCGACGATCAAGAAACTACTACGATGACTCTTTTACTTGACCTTGGTAACCACTTGGACACGGCGACAATCGCCACCCAAGACCTGACGATCGGTGTAAACCTGTTTCTCGGCCGACTCCCTGACACCCCTGACACTTGCGTGTCGTTGTACCAAGCGAGTGGGGGTGCGCCGGTCGACCAGTTTGGCTCGGCTGCGCCGCAAATCACTCAACCAAGTGTGCAGGTGCGAGCCCGGGCCGCTGATTACTCAACGGCTGAGGCGTTGGCGAACGACGTGTGGGGTGTGCTTGTTTTGGTCGCTAACGCGACGCTCACGTCGACAAGGTATTTGCGGCTCGAGGCTAAGCAAACGCCGTTCCCACTCGAGCGAGATACGCAAGATCGAGTCGTATTCGTTTTTAACCTCGAGGCCATTAAGGAAACGTAGTGCCACCTGACCCGTACGCCGAGAAACGTGTCCACGAGGCTGGCCGCACGTTTGAGTCGGTGAGGTGCGCCAACCCAAAATGTGCGGGGGCTGCGGCGGCTCGGGGCGGCAAATCAGCGTTGATTGCGGAACTAGTTTCGGCACCGTGGCGGTTAAAGTGCTGGCGTTGCGGCCACATGAACGCGTCTTCGGGGCGGGTGCTTGGGCGTTAACCCTTGAGGGTTTCTGCCCCGGTGTTGCGAAAAAACCCGCATCGTTTGCACACTTCCCACATCCAGCGCTTGCCGGCCGGCCAAGTGGGTTTGTATTCCACAGGGTGGGGGTGCCACCTATGGTCGCAGCCCATTAATCGGAGCGCCATGACAGAACCAGCCACATTGCCCAACCGGCAATGATGACCCAACCAACGGTTACGAGCAGGTCACTCATCTGCGTCCTCCAAACGGTATGCCTCGGCGAGTATTCGCTCAGCGAGAAACGCCCAACCAGCCATCATTGGCTGCCCGTTTGACGGGTGGGCGTTTCTCGCCACGAGCCCAGCGACAGCGGCGAGGGTTTCTGACCCCCCGGCGAACGCTATGACGTTACCTTGGCTCGTATTGCGGTAAAGCATCCCTGAGGTCAACTCCGGGTGGTCGTCGAGGTGCTTGTCGAACCAGTTTGCTTGCTCGAGTGTGAGTCGTGTGAAAGTGTGTCTACTCATACTTGAAAGCATACACCTAGCAGGGGTTAGGTGCAATAGTAACCGTCACCAGTTCCGTCGGTGAGGCGCATACACTCAACAAAGACCGCAGTGCCACTAGTTGGCCGGGTGTCCTAGTGGCCGCGCTTGCGCTACTCGCTGACCCCAACGAACCAAGCGAGGCGCAAATGCCAAAATACAAAGTAACCGGCGGCCAAGACGGTACTGCCGGCGTAGACGTAAACGATAAATGGTACGCCCCCGGTGAAACCGTTGAAATGCCCGCCACGAAAGCCGACTGGCTTGTGGAACAAGGCTACCTCTCCGAGCCTAAACCAGCAGCGAAAAAACCTGCGATGATTAAAGGCGGCGAGTGATGGCCACTTTCACCCACGGTAAATCCACCAAAGTGTTCGTCGACGAGTTTGACCTATCTGGGTATTTCAACTCAGTCGACGCGTCGATCACCACCACCGCCGAGGAAACCACCGCTTTCGCTGCCACTAGTAAAGCATTCATCGTTGGTTTGAGTGAAGGCACCGTGTCGCTGAGCGGTATGTGGTCTTCTGACACCGACGGTTCTGACGAAGAGTTGGAAGCGATCCTCGGGGCAGCCACCACGCCACTCGTGACCGTCACCGGCGACACAATCGGTAACCGCACCGTTCTCGCCAAATCCCATGAAACGTCTTACGCCATTAGCAACCCGGTTACGGGGGTGTCGGCTGTGTCCGCAGATTTTCAATCATCCACCGGGGCGACCACCAACCTGACGAACGCCATTTCCACAGGTGTCCAGTTGACCACCGGGGCGAGCATCGCCTTTGGCTCACTTGGCAGCCTGGCTTCGGTCAACAACGCTGCCTCTAGTGGCAACGGTGGGGCTGCTGTTGTTCATGTCCCCACCAACACAATCGCCGGGGGCGTAACCACCATCAAAGTGCAGCACTCCGCTGACGACGCCGCATGGGCTGACCTGATCACTTTCTCAACGGTCGCCGCGGCAACCGTGACGAGTGAACTCGTCGCCACCACCGGGACAGTTAACCAATACCTGCGGGCAACCGCTTCAACCGCCGGGGTTTCCGGCTCGGTCACTTTCATGGTGACCTTTTCAAGATTCTAGGAGAATCAAATGCCAACCTTTGTACATGGTAAATCCACCAACTTTCAAATCGACGACACCGGCGGCACTATTCGAGACATTTCGGATGTGCTGACTAGCGTTGATTTCCCCCAAACAAACGACACCGCAGAAACCACCGCTTTCGGCGCGACCAGCAAATCATTCATCGTTGGTTTGCGGTCTGCGACCATCAGCATTTCCGGTTCCGTCGACGCAACTGTCGAGGGTTACTTGGATGGCACCGAGCCAGCGTCCCGCTCATTCGTGTTCGGCCCGGCCGGTTCCACCTCGGGTAACGTCAAATACACGGGCGAAGCGATCATGACGAGTTACAGCGTTTCAGACGGTGTTGCCGACGTGAACACGTTTACCGCTGACTTTCAAGTCACCGGCGACGTAACCCGCGGCACATTCGCTTAACAACCAACAACATAGGAAGAGTGACCCAAGTGTCCATACGCAATCAAATCCGACAAGCCCAAGACCGGGCATCCGAAATCATTGAAGTCCCGGAATGGGATGTCACGGTGGAAGTTAGGTCTATGACAGGGACGCAGCGCTCTGCTGTGGTTTCCGCGTTGACTAGCGACGACGGCGAGGGCAACAAACTCGCCGCCCTGTGGGGTGAGACACTCGTGTCTTGTCTACATGACCCTGAAACAGGTGACCCGGTGTTTGAGGCCGAAGATGTTGAATGGCTGCTCGCTGAGAAATCATCCGAAGTACTGGATCGCCTCGCCCAAGTTTGTCTCCGCATTGGCGGCCTTACTGAAGGCGCAGTTGATGAGGCGGGAAAAGACTCCTCGGTTTCCCCGACGGACAAGGACGAGTAGAACCTGAACGCAGGTTCTATTTTCGCCTTGCTCGTGACCTCGGGATGACAGTAAAAGAACTCCTAGACCGGATCGACTCAACCGAAATCACCGAGTGGGCCGCCCTTTACAAGATTGAGGCCGACGAACACAAACGACAACTAGACAAGGCGAAAAGCCGCAGGAGATAAAACATGGCAGCAATGACGACGATAGTCAAAGCGATCATCACAGCCGATGCTGCCAAAATGAAGAAGGGGTTGGCCGAAGCCGAAACTGGTTTAGCCAAGTTCAGCAAAAAGGCTAAAGCCACCGGTAAGAAACTCACCATGTCGGTGACCATGCCTATCGTCGCGATCGGTGGTGCTGCCCTAAAGTCGGCTGTAGATTTTGAAGCGTCGATGACGCAGATCGAGTCGCTCGTGGGTTTGTCTGCTGAAGCCGTTGCGGGGTTCACAAAAGACGTAAAAGGGTTGGCCGGCGAAACCGCCCGGGCTCCCAAGGAACTCGCCGACGCTATGTTCTTTATCACCTCGGCAGGTTTGCGGGGTGCTACAGCGACCGACACTTTGGCTGCCTCTGCTAAAGCCGCGGCAGTTGGTTTGGGTGACGCTGCGACTATCGCCGACCTAGCGACTTCCGCGCTCAACGCTTACGGTGCTGAGAACCTGTCTGCCACCGACGCTACCGACGTGATGGTCGCCGCGGTTCGGGAAGGTAAACTTGAGGCTTCTGAGCTTGCCGGGTCTATGGGGCGGGTGTTGCCGATCGCCTCAGCGATGGGAGTCCAGTTCAACGAGGTGGGCGCGGCGTTCGCTGCTTTGTCTCGTACTGGCACAAACGCCGCTGAGGCGGCCACCCAAGTGCGGGGCATCATGGCCTCGTTGTTGCGCCCCACGAAACAGGCTGAAGAGGCGCTCACCGGGATGGGTTTGTCGTCGGCCGGGTTGCGCACCCAGTTGAAAGAGCAAGGCTTGCTGGCCACGCTGAAAACGTTGTCGGAAAAGTTTGACGGCAACTCCGAAGCGGCTGCGTCGGTGTTTGGAAACATCCGTGCGCTGTCTGGCGTAATGGATTTAATGGGCGCAAACGTCAAAGGCACAGAAGCCATTTTCGCTTCCATGACCGACACAACCGGGGCGCTCGACCGGGCGTTCGCTATTACGAGCGAAACCGCTGCATTCAAGTTACAGCAGGCCATGTCCGACGTGAAGTTGGCGCTCGTCAACATCGGCGAGGTGCTGATCCCTGTGATTGTCCCGGCGATCCAGAAACTCGCTGAATGGGTTTCTACTGTCGCGGATAAGTTTGCGAACCTGTCGCCGTTCATGCAAAAAACGGTGCTAGTGGTTATCGGGTTGGTGGCTGCTTTGGGGCCGTTGCTGATGATCGCCGGGCAGGTCGCCACGATCATGGGGGCTTTGGCTGGCACAGCGTTAGCGGCCGCTGCGGGGACGATTGCGTTAACGGCCGGCATTGTTGCGCTTGTTGCCATCCCTCTGTTTTTGTGGTGGAAGTCGTCTAGCGAAGCGGCCGCTGACGCTCGTGACCGGCAAGAGGAACTCACCGCCTCATACCTCGCAGCGGGCGACGAGGCAACCACGCTCGTGACCCGCACCAAAGAGGTGGTTGCCGCCCACAAAGAACTCGTCGGCCCCACCGAAGACGCTACCGAGGCGATGGATGATTTCATGGGTGCGTCGGTGTTGGCCAGCGAACTCATCGACAAAGGAGTAGCAAACTCTTTCTACGACCTCGGCATAGGGGCCGAAGTTTTGGAGGCCGCCTTGATGACGGGTTCCGATGCTTTTCAAGAGTTGGAAAAGCAAACTAAAATCTTGGGAAGAACCGACGAGGAGTTGATCGCTCAACTGCGTAACGCTGAACCCGCCGTCAACGATGTAACCTCGGCTTTGGCTGACCAGTTCGAGGCCGGGGTAATCACTCGTAAAGAGTTAGAGAAAATGTTGGATGCGTTGGATGAAACCGCTGATGCCCACGACGACCACCGGAAAATGTTGGCGAAAGAAGCCGAAGAGTACTTAAACTCAACCGCTGCGCTGGAGGACTTCTCTGGGATTCTCGGAACCGAGGTGGTTGCGTCACTCATTGACGGCGCAAACGAAACCGGTAACTATGCCGACACCGTTGACTACCTGCGTCTGCTGGTGGAAAACGCCACCGACATTGAAAAAGAGCACATCGCTTTGATCAAAGCGGTGCAAGAGGAAGCCGCTGAGGCTGACCGTGTTTTTGATCGTTGGATTCCAACGGTGGATGATTTAACTGATTCGCAGTTAGCGGGTGCTGAGGCAGCCCGCGACGAGGCAGCCGCCATCGCCGAGGCGAAAGCCGAGTTTGACCGAATGGTCGACTCCATCCGGTCGGTGGTGGACGAGGAGTTCGCTCTCCAAAACGCTTTCGACGATTTAGGCGCAGCGCAAGATAGTCTCGCTGGCTTCACGAAAGACCTTGCCGAAAAGGGTTTAACACTTGGCGAGGTTTGGGGGACGCAAACCGAGTTGGGGCGCAAAGCCCGCGACGAAGTAGAAGCGTTAACTGGTGAGAACGCTAACCTGATCGCGTCGATGCTGGAAGCGAAAGAACCGGTCGAGGCTATCGCCGCGGCGTTTGTCGCTCAAACGGACGCGCTTGCTGACACTCTCGCCGGTTACGGGATGGGGCCGGCCGCTATCGCCCAATACATTGACGCTTTGAACCTGATTCCCGGCGAGGTTGGGACGCAGTTACGTTTGTCGATCATGACTCAATCCATTACAGCCGGCTTGAACGATTTGGATGCGTCGCTTTTATTGAACTCCCTTGTGGGGACTGGGATGCTTGGGGCGAACTTCGGGTTTGGTGCTACCGGGGGAATCGTATCGCAGCCGACGCTTTCTTTGATCGGAGAGGCTGGCCCTGAGGCTGTAATCCCACTCAACCAAATGCCGGGTGCTTCGCCACTCGGGTCAATGGGTGGTGGGTCAGTCAATGTGACCGTCAACGTTGGCGGCTCTGTTATCGGCCAAGACGACCTCGTGGAAACCATCCAACGTGAACTCATTCGCACCAAGAACCGCAACGGGTCGCTGGAGTTCTAATGACCGCCCCAGTCGTCAACGTCTATGTGGCGTTTGATAAAGCCTTAACCGAGGAAGCAAACCCGTCCACGGATTACACGAAGATCAGCACCGCGAATCCGTTGCGGGAGTTCCGAACTAAGCGTGGCCGCGGCCACGAACTTGACACTATCCAAGCAGGCACCGCCACCTTCGTTTTAGACAACGCAAACGGTTACCTTGACCCATCCAACACGGCTTCCCCTTATTACGCTTCGGGGAAAACAAAAGTGCTG